ATGAAAAAAATATTATTTACGATTTTAGCTTTAGGTTTAAGTTTAATCGTATTGAGTGGTTGTCAAACTAGAGAAGATAGTTCGGATTGGTTACAAGGCGACTGGTATAGTAAGGACTGGAATGTAACTTACACTATCATTAAACAAGATGAAAATGACTGGGTAATTAAGGATGGAGAGCATACCATTGCAAGATGTTCACAAGAATATACTGACGAAAATAATAAAAAAGAAATCGAACTTGTTAGTAAGAAAGGAACTGAATTCCATATCACTCCTATTGATAAAACTCATATAAAATTTCAACAAATAAGTAAAGATGGCACATTAGGAACTACTGATGCTGTCGAGTTTGTGAAAAAACAATATTAGAAGACAGGATCAATCCCTGTTTTTTTGTTTAAAAGAAAAACGCCCCGGAGGGCGAATATTTATATAATTTTCAATTGTGGCTTAGGAACAATTTCTTCAGAACTATTAATACTTAATGACTTATTCAATTCATCTAAGGGCAATGCCAAATCTGCAAGCAAATCACTTCTTGGAACAATCTCATTGTCAACTATTAAGGAAAAAACTTTGTTATATAAGGTAGGTTTTTCTAATGGAATTATATCATCAAGCGGTTCTTTTTTTCTCCATTTATTAAATGATATTTTCTTATTTAAATAAAGTTTTTGGTCTTCGTTTATAAAGCCGAGTTTTGCTGTTTTGTACACCATTGCAGCTATTGAAACTTTCCAGTGTTTTTTTAACTCGATGTAAAAATCTAAATTCGTTGAGATTAAAGATTCAGTAAACCCATTGTCTGGTAATAATAAGTGAGATGCAAATTGATGTGCTTGTTCCTCTATTTTTTTGAATTCAATTGAACCATATTCATAGATACTTTCTATCTCATCATGCAGAATAATATGTCCTAGCTCATGAGCTACGTTAAACCTTCTTCTAACTGCTGATTCATGATTATCAGTAAGCATTATGAATGGTCTATCATCAATCCATTCAGATACTGCATCAAGTTTTTCATCTGACATATTGGACTCTGAAATTATTACACCATGAATCTCCGCAAGTTCAATCAGGTTTGTAATTGGGGTATTTTGTGATAATCCCCATAACTCCCTCAGCTCTTTTGCTTTTTGCTTAATCTCTTTATCAGTAATTTCGTTAATATCTTTCTCAATTTTTTCAGGTAATACTAACTGAGGGAAATTAACAAACTTTTTAAAAGAATCATAAATTTCGCGTTGAAATCTAAGGCGTACTCCCTGCATATCCCTACTTTTCTTAGTAGAAGCAGACTGGCTTCTAAAAAAAGTAGCTCCTCTATATATTCTTTTTGATTCACTTGTGAAAAAATTATAAGGAAATTCCAACACATTAATTAAAGAAAGAAGACTTCCTCCGCTAGGAGTATTTCTACCTGACTCATAATTAGACACCATTTGTCGTGAAAGACCAGCAAGTTCTGCCAAATCTTTAATGCTTAATCCTCTAGCTACTCTAGCTATTTTTAGTTTTTCCGGATTAAATATTTTCTGTTCCATCTTGAGCACCTCTTAGAAGTTCTTCTGCCAGGGCTGTCAATGACAAATCAAGTTCTTTCTGGATGGTAGATTCATCGCTCTTATCTGTTACTAATACTAAAGATTGAGTTATATCTACTTTTTCAATCCATCTTTCACTTGAAATATCAGGAAGTCCTAGCTCAACATATTGTAATTGATAATTTTTATCTCCATAAGTTAATAGCATATAGGGAGGAGTATTTTCATCATATTTCTCATTTAGGTCTTCAACAGTATGAAATAAGTCGAATTGAGCATTTTTTATACTATTAGTACTTCTATGCAAGGCTTTTTTAGGTAAAGCCTTTTTATTTCTAGTTACAGAAGGAGAAATTATTGCACCTTTAACCTCCAACATTGTATGTTCATATCCGTTTTTTATACTCGAAACAGCTTTGCGTTCGATTTTACAAGGAATATCAGAGTTTTCAAGTACAATCCTAATAGAAGTATCAACAAGAGCTTTTCTGATATGGCCATAAGCGTATCTCATTTCTTTGTTTTTTAAAACAGGATTTGCATTGATCAAATCATGTAAAACTCGGTAAGCTTCTTTAACGCTATGTGACAAATATCCTGGCAGTCGTGGATCACATTCTTCAACTAGGTGATTTTTTAAAATTCCCATACATTCCTCTTTCTAAATTGCTATTAACAACAACGGGTAGATGTTAATAGTTTACCTTTTTTGAAGAAAAATGTCAAACATAAGCACAAAAAAACACCCGCCGAAGCGGGGTTAATTCATACTTTTGTTAATTTTTTTACTTGGTCTTTTATTAAATCTCTAGTTTTTCTGAACTCTTCTAAAATTTCTTCATTTGTTCCTTTTGCTCGAGCTGGGTCTTGTAAATCCCAATGTTCGTGGTTTACTCCTTTAGGAATCATTGGACATTTATCTAATGCATCTCCACATAGAGTAATAATTAAATCACAACTATTAAAGTAATCTAAATCAATAAGTTCAGATTTCTGTTGAGAAATATCAATATCTTCTTCTGCCATAACTTGTACAGCTCTTGGATTTAATCCATGAGTTTCTATACCTGCAGATTTCACCTCCCAATCTTTTAATAATTTATGCCCATATCCTTCCGCAATTTGTGAGCGGCAAGAGTTCCCAGTACAAAGAAAGTAAATTTTTCTCATAATATATTCCCTTACTAAATTTTCTTAATATATTATACCTTAATTTATGATTTACCATAACAAAAAGCCCTGACCGAAGTCAGGGTTAATTTACAATCTATTCTTTTAATTTTTCCAAAGCTGCTTTTGGTACTTCACTTTTTTTAACTTCTTCCCAAGAAGTTACTCCTTTAGTAGGATTAACTGTTAATTTCAAATATGCTTCCTTTCGAAGATTGTGGTCCGCATTGAAGTCAACTTTTTTTACCTTCCCATCTTTTTGGTAAGAGTTTAAATCATAAACATACTGTTTAAATTGTCGCCCCGAGTCATCTTTTAATTCTTGTTCTGCTCCATCTTTAGTAATCTGAACATAGTATGAGGTACCACCATAACTTACTTTATACCAAGCATAACCAGATCCGATAAGAATTAATAATACTGCCGCTAATCCCAATAATATTTTTTTCATTATTTTACCTCTCAAAATGTTTTGATATTTAAAGTATAACCTTATCTTATAAGTATTTTCCTTACAATTTTGTAAGAAAAAAGCCCTGACCGAAATCAGGGTTAATTTTAATAATTTAGAGTTTGACCAGCATAAATCAAATTAGGATTTGAAATACCGTTCAATGAAACTAAGCTTTGAACGGTTGTTCCTAGTTGGCTGGCAATTGATGAAAGATTATCACCAGAACGTACGGTGTAAGTTCGTGATGTAGCCCCAGTTTGACCTCCTGTGAAGCGAATAACCTGACCAGTATAAATCATGTTAGGATTAGATAAACTGTTCTGACGAGCTAATTCTTGCCAGTTTGTACCCCAGTTTGAAGCAATGATACTCAAAGTATCTCCAGATTGAACAATGTGAGTTTGAGTATTTCCTGTTGGATTACTTTCCCCTGTATCAAGTGCTTGAACATCACTTGATGCAACCCAGCTCATGATATTATCAAGTAAGACTTTACTTCCTGATTTTTGAAGCACTTTATATGAGTTTTCCTTAACCCATTTAGGAATTGCTTGTCCTGTTGAGTAATTTGTGGCACTGAACTTGATTGTGACAGTCATGCCCTCTTGGATTTCACTTGGTGTCACTTCATTGGCATCTTTACCGTCATCAGTGGCTGGTGTGTCAGTATCGGGTTTAGTTGCGTTTCCGCCTTCATAACCTTTGTCAGTGATTCCAGTTAAATCCACATTACCATCAAGTCCGCCAGCAACATAAGTTGATGTGAACTGGAATACTGAAATTCCGTCCATACTTGGGAAAAAGCTATAGTTTGGAACTGGTGTTACTTCATAATTGGGATATGCCGCAATCCAAAGTGAGTTAGGAAACTCCTTGATGATTTGCTTATAGTTGACATTTGCCAAGGTATAAGGCTTGTAAGAATAATACATTGGAGTATATCCAGCAGCTTTTACACGTCGCATTCCGTAAAGAATCGCATCAGTATTGGCTTGCTTATCCCCACTTGCTCCACTCTCGTAATCCAAGGCAACAATAGAGTTTTTAGGCGTTTGAATTCGCGGCAAATAACGATCAAGTGCTGCTTTTGCCACTGCTTGCGAATTTCCCACTTCGAAATAAATGTAAGTGTGCGCTCTTTTTCCTTGAGCAATTGCCGATGCAACTTGCGTTGAATAAGTCGCCTGGTCTACAAATGAACCGCCATAAGTTCCGCCAATTTGACTAAATGCAAACTTATCATGATCATAGCCAAAATTACCATAGTCTCCGTTATATTTTGACCAGTCCACCCCTTGGTCACCGACTGCCGCAAACACTGGTCCACTTGCTGCGACAACAAAGAAAGCTACCATTACAATGGCAGCTTTTTTAAATAATTTTTTCATTTGTTTTCCTCCGTATCATTTGGCTGGTTATTATATTTAACAGCACTTACTCCAGCCAATGTTCCCAAGAATACCGTGAATGCATTCAAAGTAATGATAGCTAAATCAGTTCCGCCCCAACCGTAAGCTTTACCAATTACTCCAATAAAAACACTTAGTGCTGGTAGGGCTGTTAAAACAGTCCATTTGATAACGTTGTAAAACTTGTTATTAAAAATCATTTTCCACTCCTTTTTAAAATTTGGTTAAAAAATAAATAACAATTGAAATCCCAAGACCAATCATATAGCCCCAAGCCCACTTGTTATTTGCTTTTATTTCTTTAATATCATCTGCATTGTTCAAAGCAATTAAATGAGCCTGTTCGGCTTTTTCTCGAATTGACTCATAATTATCAAGCTTTGTTTCTATTCTGGCCAACCGTTCAAGAACTTCTTGCCATGCTTTTTCCTCCATTACTCCTTCTTTCTTTTTTTAACCATTCTAAGTTGTTGGTGTGGTATCTTTTGTTACCCAACTACATGAGTAGTAACCATTATCTGACACCATGGCATTATTATCAGGTTTGATACTACCATTTGCATAAAAAATAAGTCTATTATTACTATGCGTTATCGATGTATAATCAGCTGCTGGTTTATATCCGTCTGGAATAACTCCAGAAATTGTAGTATTTGAGGGGATAGCCGGCATAGATCTAATATCTGCTTGAACCATTGGACCGATACGTGTTAATATGATTTGCCCACCATCATTATAAATTGAAACTGTTTTTGTGGACTGCCCTGTAATTTCTAAGTTAACTGTTTTAACGGTTGCCGTAACTACTAAATCCTTCATAGTAACTTTTCCAGAGTCATCAGCCATTACAGTTTTTGACCAAGGGCTGAAAGTAGGAGTGCTGCCAGAACGAGAACGACTGTAAATTTGTGACACAGTTTTTGAATCATATACTATCAGTTCTTGAACTACTGAAGTCGTTGTTCCGCTGACTGTTAAATAGGCATATATAGTTGTACCAGAACGTTCAGAAGGTACATTAATAATATCTGTTCCTCCAGTAAGTCCTCCAATTCGGTAAGTACCAATATCAATTACATTATCCAAATCAGTTCCACTTGCTAGGTCCCCTTTGTTTGCAATAACTTTATTTGATAAATCTGTCAGTTTAGAATCAAACTCTGCTTTTGTATAAGCCCCAACCTGAGAAGCTGTTACTGCATGGGGGTTAGCTTTATTGTTGACATGAGAATCAAAATCAGTCTTTGTTGCTTGTTGAATATTATCAACTTTATCAAGTCCAATTTGTGTCGCAGTAACCTTATGTGGGTTAGAGTTATCACTTGTATGAGAATCAAACTCTACTTTTGAAGCTTGTTTGACATTATCAACCTTATCGAGCCCTACTTGTGCAGCTGTAACTTTGTGAGGGTTAGATATATCTATCGTATGTGAATAAATACCTTCTTCAATATGATTCATACGACTATCAGTTACAACCGCACCATTTACAATATTTTCTTCCTCAGTTTTTAAATCATCATACTTATTCCAGGTTTGTTTTTCGTAACTCATTATTTGCCAACCTCCATAGAATTTTCTTGCTCGTAAGTTTCAACTAATACTAATAATTTAGCATTATCAAACTCTAGCTGAGTAATCTTAGATAATAATTTGTTAATCAATTTTTCTGCATCAATTTCTTTACTCATACTTTCTCCTCTTTAAAATTTTGTTCTTCAATTTCTTTTATTTCTTCAAACTTCATATCAGTCAAAGTCAAGCGGTCATTTTCATAACCTCTCCTTTTACCTTTAATTTCCCATGTAAAAAGGAGATTAGGAACGGAAGATTGCACAGTAAAACTCATTTTATCTCTGGATGTAACAGAAACAGAACCTTCACTATAACTTTGCAAAAACACTTGATATTCATAATCTGTATTAATAACGTCAGAAAAATGTTCTTCAATAGGAACAATAACTGTGCAATCTTCTCCGGTTTCTGCCGTTCCAATATCACCTAAGTATGATTCAGCCGTTTCATAGGCTGGAGTTAATCTAAGCCCGTCCCTTGTGACGTGAGCAGCATTTTTAGAACCAATTACACTTAGACTACCGTTAACACTAAGATTTCCACCAATATTAGTGAATTGGCTAATTTTAACATTACTTAAAATGTTTAAAGCGCTTGATACAGCAGTTATTGCTCCATTGTTATCTCCTGATAGGTAAGTTGCATTACTTCCTATTTTAAAGCCAGTTATTCCCACTCTTAAATTGGGTCGATTGTCGCCACTAGATTGATATTCAAAGTTTGTTGGAGTATATGAGAGCGAATTATTATCCCCTGTTATTTGCAAGCGATCTAAATCTGCAGAACATGACATAGTATTCCCAACTGCTGAAAAATGTAAGAAATCTTTATCCGTTTTCTGACTATAAATGGATAAAGAACCAGAATCAGAAACATCAAGTCGAACATTCCCTTCTTTCAAATTAATTAACGTGGTGTAAAATTTAAAAATTTCTTTGCCATCGCTATTTCTTATCCAAGTAATTGCTCCATTATCCTGAAGCATTGAAAAATCATCTCCCGCAGAAGTAATTTTAGAGCCCTTGATTTTTACCCCTTCTATATCAACAGCTGTCAAAGTTCCAGTTGATATACTTGAAGCATTTAAATTAATGATGTTTACATCCGAAGCGTTAATAGTTCCAGCAGTTAGTTTTGAAGCACTCAAATTTCCAATCATAGCATCTTGGATGATAGCATCATCTATTCGAGTTTGATCAGTTAACCAAATTTTTGCACCCATAATTTTTAACCACTCTTTACCATCCATTTCTTGTGATAAATTGATTGTTTTGACAATTTCATCAGATGGAACGGAATTATCGATTTTTTCCTGAATTTCATCAGATAATCTTGTGGAGGTAGTCATTACCCAATCGTAAGTTCCGTCCGCAAGTTTAGTATAAATCCATATTTCATCATCTGGGCCATTCTTTTTGAACCAAATATCCCCTTCTTTGGGATAAGGAGGTTCTTCTGTACCGTCATAAACTGAATTTTTACCAGCTGCATCAACACGAGAATTAATCTCTTTAATAATTTGATTGAGCGGCGGAGAGTAAGCTGAGACTGTTTGAGCCGAAGAGTTAGTATTAGCTGAACTAGTTGCTGTCAGCCCTCCTTTAAAAGTTAGGGTGTAACTCAAATTAGGAGTTTTAAATAGCGTGCCATCTCTATCAGTGAGTGTTAACCAATCCCCAGTTTCTAATGCAGGATTCCCCCTCCAATTTAAAGTAAAAGGATAAAAGTTGACATTTTTTACTTTCTGATAAATATCATCAAGTAAACTTTGAGTCATTACTTTATTTTCTAAAACAATTTGTGGACCAGTATTACTACCCGCTAAATATGTAACTTGTTCATTTCCGCTTTCGCTTTGAACAGGTACTGTACAAGAGATACCCCCTATTTTGTACATTAATTCATTTTTTGTTAGCCCCTTTTGAAAATATTCTGCTGGTGAAACCGCAAACTTAGGGTCGATCAATTGCATGATTTCCAATTTATTTGTCCGGCTAAACCTTGCATAACCTGCTTCAAACTGGGCGATTAAACCTATTGCTTGTCTGAAAGTATAACCCTCAGGTTTTCTTATTTTTTTGGTGCTAATCATTGAAAAGTTGGTTTCGTTAATAATCGAACCACTTTTATTTGCAATTTCTAAAGCGACATCTCGAATAGAAGCAGGATAGGTCAGTTCAGAAACATACTCATTTTCTAAAAAAACAAAACGATCACTTGCTTCAAGTGTCGTTTTATTTTCGTTTCTATCTGGGTCACACTTAGTGACATAAAAAGTTCCAATGGATACATATTCATAAACCGTTGGTTTATAATGAATCAATTTAGCATAACCCACTCTTGCACTCCCAACCTTTTCAGGAGGGATATTATCATAATGATAATCTGCATCATAAGTTGCTATTCCGATTTCTACAGTAACTTCCGTCAACTCTTTAACATTTTCAAGTATGGAACAAAACTCTATTTTTATAGAATTTGAAAATGTTGAACCTATTTGGAATGTTTCACCAGAAATCGAACCACCACTATATACCCAACTATTGATATCATTTTTTGTAAAAACTTTATCACCAACTTTTATCCGAGTCTCAAACCTTCGATTCTCTGCTTTCATGGCATTGTTAAAATCATCTGAGACAGTAAGCATTTCTTATCCTCCTATTTTTCTATCAGGTTTACAGATAAGTTTTCCCACTTCATTGCTTTAAACTTATCATTCCATGAGTAAGAAGGCATTGTAGAATCTCCAGCATAAAAAGTTTTACTTCTTTGTCTTCCGATTTGTGGGTCTGGATAGATTACTACAAAAAATGGTTGATTAATTCTTTGTAAAATATCAGACACTTCCGAGTCACTTAACGGACCCCATTTAATGTTTAATTTAGTTTTTTGAGCAATGACATCTCTTACCATTTCTCCATTTGCATTTCTCCCTGAGGAGTCAGCGTCAATTGTTGAAATACTGACGCTGAATTCTTTAGGAGTTTTGACCGTCACTCCATTAAATTGTAATTCGGTAGACATAATCCCTCCTTCTAAATATTAAGCTCAGTGTACCCAAGCTGTTGATGGTATTTATTGATTTCTGAAACTGCAATTCGTCCAAACTCTCTGCCTCCGATATTTATCACAATATCTCCATTTGAAGTTTGGCTCGTTTGTGCGCCTAAAGATTGAACAAGTAACATGATGGCACTTGTTAATGAACCGTTCATATTTGCCAAACCATAGCTTGAAACATCTTGACCTCCACCAAAGCTTCCAGAATTGCTGTAATCATTCGGTTTATCTGTGAACATTTCAGGCAATCGCAAAGTTTCAAATGATTTGAAATCGCTGATAGAATTATATGGATTATATTTAGCAGGAACAACCATTTCTCCTTCATGAATCATTGCTAACTGATCTTCAGGAACATATGGCGTACCTTTTGCATAACCGTGTCCATGCCCAATCACTTGAAGCATACCAGGGTCACCGTAACGCCCCATTGCATAATGAATCGCAGCAAGTGCATTGTCATATCCGTTAAAGATATTTCCATGCCCCGGGAATTTATTTGCATTGAATGTGGCCGAGATGGTTTGTAACAACCCTTTGGCCAAGTCACCAGTAATCGTATTAATGTCAGTATATCCACCTTGGACGGCTTTCTCATTACCTCCTGATTCACTTTGCACTTGTCTCAACCAAGCATTGACATAGTTTTCAGAAGTAGATACACCGTTCATTGATAGAGCTTTTTTAATAACTGGTCGCCAACGTTCGACACCAGTACCAGATGGGCTTTCTGAGCCTTCTGAGAATGCCTTTTCAATCATTCCCATCGCTCCATTAGCCATAGTAGAAATCCCACCAGTCGCAATAGATAACGCAGGTTCAACTGCTTGAGAAAGATTAGTAAACTTGCTTATTGCAATGTTTAAAATCTTTTCTGGATGAGTGGCATAGTCCCAAATATCGCCAACCATTTCTTTGGCTTGGTTCCATTTTTCGCCCATCCAATCACCGATACCATTTGCATAAGCAGGCATTCCTGACATTGCTTTTGCGGTTTTAGCACCACTCAAAACTTGGGTTCCTTTTGGCAAATCAACCATAAGATTTCTCACTTTGGGGAATAAACCAGTTTTACCATCGGGTGTTCGATACATTTCTTGCCATTGGCTACCTGGACCATCATTTACTAATGCTGGTCCTCCTGGGTGACCGTCAGTACCATTAGCATACCTTGGGACACTCCAGTGACCTAATCTATTGCCAGAACCAACTTTACCAAGAACCCAGTTAATACCGTCAATAACTCCATTAACGGCACCGCCAATGACCCCAGCAATACCATTACCAATTGCAGCCGCACCTCTTTTGACTGCATTTACTCCATTTTCAAGGCCTTTCCCTATCTTTTGGCCCATATCAGAAGCCCATGAAGCAACATTGTCAAATGCACCCTTAGCTGTAGATTTGATAGAGTTGGCATAACCACCCATTTTATCCTTCATGCTAGACCATGCATTTGATGCATTTGTTTTTGCAGTATTAGCAGCATTGGAAACTGATGTTTTCACATTATCCCATGCATTACCAGTACCACTTTTTATCTCGTTCCATTTATTAGATATCTTTGATCCAATTGAATCGGCTGTATCATGAACAGACTTTTTGGTATCGTTCCACTTGTCAGAGGTAGATTTTTTAACATTTTCCCAAGCATCGCCTGTTCCTTTTTTGATTTCCTCCCATTTAGTTGAAACTTTTGTTCCTATCGAATCAGCCGTATCACTCAAAGATTTTTTAGCTTCATTCCATTTATCAGAAGTTGCCTTCTTAACATTGTCCCAAGCATCGCCAGTAGCTTTCTTGATACTATCCCATTTCTCTCCTATCCATTTTCCAAGGTTTGCGGCTGCTTCTTTAATTTCATCCCAGTTTTTATACAACAAAACACCAACCGCAATTGCTGCTGCAATAGCTATTGTTATTGGACCGCCAAGAATTGCTACAAGAGAACCAATAGCTCCTGTTACACCGCCTGCTCCTGTAATAATCGCAGCAAGTCCTCCAAGGAAGCCTACGAATGTTTCGATTGCAGTACCGACTGCGATGATTCCGCCAACTACCCCAGCAAAAGTTCCTAGAGTGATTACAAAATCAGAAAAACCTTTTCCGTGCTCAGATAGCCAATCCCCAATAGTTGAAAGGACATTGCCGAGCCCTTTTAAGACGTCAACAATTACTCCACCAGTCCATTCAGCGACTGGCTTCAAAAAGCTATCCCAGAAAAATTTGAAAGCTGGTTTAAGTGCCTCAATTACTCCATTTACAAAATCTATTGCCCCGCCTAATGCTTGTAAGAAAGCAGGTATTAAGTCTTGAATAGTAAACCCAGCCAATGGTAAAAGTACATTTTTATAAAACCATTCTAGTCCAGCTCCAATATTATCAGAGAGAGGTTGAATGCTTTCAAGTAACTTTTTAATTCCATTAAGCAAGGGTGTAAAGTCCAAGGTCTTTGCCCAATCAGCTGTAGCTTTTGCCATATTATTAATATGTGTAAGCAAATCATTGATAATCCCTAAAATAATAGAGAAAATTTCTTTCCCAGCTCCACCTTGATCCCATGCTTTTTTAAGTTGGTCAGCAATGTTTCCTACCGCTTTAAAAATATTTGTAAATATCTCTAAAAGATTTGCGGCAATAGCTTCTCCTGTTCCATCATTCCAAGCATCACGAAAAGCCCCTGCTATAGAATGTAATAGCTCAAGAATGCTATTAAACATATTAAAAATAGTTTGAATTAAGGCAGTTCCTCTACCATCTTCATTCCAGGCATCTTTAAATGCTTTAGCTATATCACCGACAATGTTAAGCACATCCGCAAGTAAAATTAATAGATTTTCAATGAATTTTTGACCAGTACCATTTGTCCAGACTTCCATAAAGGATTTCCCGATAGCACTTGCTAAACCGATAACTTCTCCAAGTGCATATTTCCACGCATGAATAACCTTTTGACCTTGGTTTTTCCATGCATCTTGGAAAGACTTGAAGAAGTCTTTAAGTAAGGCTTGCATATCTTTCATCCATTTAGGAGTTGAATAATTACCAGTCGCAGCCCCAAAATCAATACCTGGAGCTTTTGTATCTTTATTTTTGTCAGTGTCATCATCGGTTTTATCTTGCAAACCAATACGATTAATCTCGTCAAAGCCCATAAGTGAACGTTGAAGTTTATCGACCTTGTCTTTCGCCTTAGTCGCTGATGAACCAGTATCATTCATGGCTTGGACATTATCATATAAACCACTTGCGCCTTGTTTGGCTGCTTGATAAGTTGTTCCAAATAATCCTGCAATAAACGAAGCTAATTGACCAGTTAATGTAGCAATTGCGCTCATCATCGCATTAATGGCAGGAAGAATTGCATTATAAATTGGATAGAATGCAGTCATCAAGTTGACTTTAATCTGATTAAGCGAGTTAGAAAACTGATCATTTGTCTTTAAAGCACTCATCATTCCGCCAGCTAACTTACTTATTGCTCCACCAATTAATTGATAAACAATTAATGAAGGCAACAAATATTTCATAGACTGAAGAAATGCATTGTTACCCATAGACATACTACGGGTGCCTTGTGTAACTTTATTTGAATTTCTCGAAAAGAGATTTCCAAATTTATCCAATATCCCAAATGAATTTTTCAATCCATTTCCAATTCTTCCAGCACCGTGAGAAATGGAGTTTGACATGCGGTTGAAGACTCCGCCGTATTTAGAAACAGCACGTTCAGATTGTTTCAATCCTGAGCCTGTCATACTAGCTTCAGCTGCTGCTGTTCCAGTTGCCATCGACGATTGGCTAAGAACTGAATTAATTCGTCCTATTGCCTTTCTTAATGATTCTGCACGCTCTTCTGTTCTTTGATATTCTTTTTGAAGAACATCGTTACTACTTGCTAGCTTCTGCATTTTGTCAGACTGTGCTTGCATTTTTTGAGCAGTTTTCAATGAATCAGGAGTATCAACATTTTTAAAACCTTTATCAAAACTTCCGACTGGTTTCAATTGATATTGATATTCCTTTTGTAAAGCTCGAACACTTTCACGCATTGTGTAGTATTTAGCTTCATTGGCATCCATTACTTTTGCAATTCGCTCTAAAGACGAAGGCACTGCATCAAACTCAGTCTTCATCGATCTAGCAAGACTTTTTGCTTGGTCTTGGTATTTAACCATTGATGCCTGAGCCCGTGCAATCTGGTCATCATATTTGACCGTTTGACCGCCATCTCCTTTTGCTGAAGAATTTTGACGCTGTGATTTAAGATAAGCCACTTTTTCTTGAGCGGCTTTAGCTTGACCCATTTTTGCATTAATTTCATTTAGCATGGCATCAATTTCTTTTGATACTTTAGGACGTGCTTTCTTAAATCCAGTAGATAAATTATCTCCAATACTTTCTGATGATTTTTTAGAAGAACTTTCAAGATGACCCATCATCTTTTCAAAAGTCTGATTCATTTTTTCTAACTGTTTGCCAAATTGTGTTGCACCTTTATCAATATTCAAATTATCTTCAGTCTTTTTCATAGACTTCCCAGTGATATTCTCAAACTTTGACATAATTGCTTCTACACGAGGTAAAACTTTACTAAGCGCTTCATCCATTTTTGCAGTATTTGCATCAAACAGTATCTCTAGCGTTTCTAATTCCATATTTCTCACCTCCTTTTCTATTCAATATTTTTTTAATTTGTCTTTTGACTTTTTCTTTTACGAGTTTCCTGAATTAACATTGCATTTTGTCGCATAATTTCTTGGTCAGTAAGCATCGCTTGTTTCTTTTCTTCTTCCTCAGATACTGCTTGCTCTACTTCTTCCTTGAGTTGATTCAAGAAAGGGTAAGCATCTTCATATTTAGGAAAATTCTTTGGATCATTAAAAGCATAGATAGCAAGCCTTTGCTGAGAATAATCAAACATGGCTTTTTCTTTTAGTTCATTCTCATGCCTTTTTTTATTCGCATCTACTTGGACCATGATTTCATCAAAAGTCATCGCCCAAAAATCTGTAGAAGAAATACCAGCTTCAACTGCCTGAGGGTATAAATCCTCAAGCATGCTGGATAAATTGTTGTAGGTTTTTAAAGGAGTTCGCTCGGTGCTTCTGGTTCGTTGTCCAGAGATTCCCCATTTGTCGCTTCGTTCTCCTTCTTGTCCTTGCCGAAAAAACCCGCTTCATCAAGCAATTCTTGAATAGCATTGAACAAATCAAAAGTAGTGTTTCCTGCTTCAACAAAACGTTCAAAAGCGTTAACTAAATCTGAATCCGAAACTCGGCTTGTTTGGTTTGCACCTTGAAGCACTACCAATAATTTGTTTGTTGCTGGCAATTTAAAACCACCTTGACCATTTACGAAAAGTCCCATAAGTGATTCGTCCAAGCGTTTTTCAATAGCAATAATAGATTTACCATCCAAGCGCAATTGAAGATTCAATCCACCAAATTCAAATTGTTTAGTTCCAGGAAGTTTTACGATATTTTCTTTTGTCATTTTTGTTTCTCCGATTTCTATATTTAAAAAAATAAAAAGGTTAGCTTTCGAGACTAACCTTTCTTAAAATGTTATTAATTACCCGATGCTGCTGTGACAGTAATCGTGCTAGTAGCAGTCTTATTGTTAACTGTTTTCACTGTAATTGTGATTACTCCCTCACTTACCGCAGTAACAGTTCCTTTATCTACAGTTGCTTTTGTTTCGTCTGAACTAGCCCAAGTTACAGTTTTATCTTCAGCGTTATCTGGAACCACAGTTGCTACTAACTTAACTGTCTTACCAACTTCTACACTAGCTGATGTTTTGTCCAACGTTACCCCAGTTGGTTCTTGGGGGTTATCTGGGAGATGGAGTAATGTCAGGGCCTTCTGATACAACAATAACTAAGTTGAAACCGATAGCTTGGTTAACTTCAGCCCCATCCAGTTTATATGATGGTTGTCCAGTGAATTCTGACTTCATTCCATCGGGATAAGTAACTGTCCAATCGACTGATTTACCAGTCTTAACTAATGTATCGATATCTTTAAAGTTATCACCTTGGTAGACGATTGCGAATTCCAAATTATCAGTATCTTGAATCCCGGCAATATATGCTTTTTTAGCTGAACCTAAGTGTGTAACTTCTACCTTTTCGGGGTCTGAACCCATTGCAGGGACAGTTTTTACTGCTGCGACGGTTTTTGAAGTTTCTCCATCTTTATAAGAAAGGGTAGTGTCTTTTGATAATAGACCTGCAAATGTTGCCATGTTTATTTCCTCCTATTTCGAATAAACGTATTTTGTTTTATTATCCACGATTGCGGATAGTTCAATAATGACACGCTTCAAGTCTGCTGTATTAGCGTCTCTTTGCGTGCCTGTAAAACCAATATCACCAAATTGATTGATAATATTATTAACGATAGTGGTCAAACTACTTTTTGAGTATAATTCAATTGTGATTGACCATTTTGTTTGAAGTTCCTCTCCACTTCCATCTACAAAATGTGGCGCATTAACCGTTCTGTAAATAGCTGTAGGAAAAGTATTCCAAGTTGAGGGATAGTCCGTTGCAATTTTTTTAATTTCTGAAACACCGCTCATAACTGAGCCGGCAATATTTTTAATATCAACTCTCTCCATTATTTAAGCTCCCTCAATTTCTTTTGGACATGCTCTTTGTATATCTCAGGCATTTGCGGAAGTATTTCTTTCAATGATGGATATAAGAAAGGTCTTGCTGGTTGACCACTTGTGATGTAGAATTCTTTGCCTTGAATAGTAATCTTAGGCATTCCATAGATTTCATTCAAGTCAATTCCAACTTCCTCAGCTGGAATAAACCAACGAGTTTGAGTATAAACTGGGTCAACACCTTCTGGTAAATCTTTAGAACTTGCTTGCCCATTTGGACCAGTACCAAACTCACGATAAATGGCTTGAGATTTATCCGACCAGACACGCCCAACTATTTTACCTTCCGCATTTTCTACAACCTCAGTCTTTAAACTTCCAAGTAATTCTCCAGAACTGAATTTCATACTAGAAGCCAGTCTTAATTCTGCTGCCGAACGAACTAACTCTGTGATTTCGTAAGTCGCATCATTCACGGCATCATTTAAGATTTTAGGCATGGCATTAATTTTTCTTTTAAGCCTGTCCAATCCTTTAATTTCAACTCCCAATGTCATCGTTCCTTTCTAACATCACATTGATGTGTGTAGAATAATGTTGAATCGACTTGATTTTATAATCAGGGTCACTGTCCTTATCAACATACACGCAAATACCACTGTTTTCGTCTCTACCTTCTTTTAGCTCATTACCTTGATACTTACATGATTTCATGCTAGAAAGCTTTGAGCCGTAAATCGTGGCATTGACAGCACCACTTGCGGACTGAACATTCATTTCAAGACCAATAGGACTTTTCCATGCTATTACATCATTGAATTCTTCGTCCTGCGTAATCGTTGCTCGTCTTAAATAGACAGTAATTAAGTCACGTTTCATCAGGCGCATAAAAACTAACCACCTTTCCGAGTCGATAACGATTCAAGCCACGCTGGATATTTAAAGGAATATCTTCAACAAAGGATTGAGAAATACCACCTTCTGAACGGCTAGACTCTCCTTCGGTACTTTCACGATTAAATGTAATTGTGGCTAACTGACGAACATACAGCCACATTGAATCTAACATCTTATCCTGATTCGTATAATCAAGGACGAGAATAACCGCATCCTCAATTAAACCAGTAGCTTTATTGTCGTCAATGCCTAAATCAGTTTTTAAACGTTCAATTGCTTTAGTTTTTGGTTCATTCTCTTCCATGATTGCCTCCTACTGCTGTTTATGCTTCAGTTACTGTTACTACACACTTATCGGTTTTAGAACCGTCTGTAGTAGTGACAGTAATGTTTGCTATACCTGCTGTCAGTGCTGTGACTTTACCATCAGAGTTGACTGTTGCAACAGCTTCAGCATCAGAAGAATAAGTGATAGATTTGTCAGTAGCATTTTCTGGATCAACAGTTGCTTTTAACTCTCTAGTAGTTCCAACTTTCATAGACGCTGTTTTTTGTGAAATGGTAACCCCTGTAACAGAAATTGGTGCAGCTTGAACACGAACGATTTTTGTTTCATCAACGATTGCAACAACATAGTGCTCATCACCAGTGAACTCTGTAATTTTCTTTTTAATTTCACGGTCAAATTCAACAAGGACGTTACGTTTTAAGAATGTTTTCATTGCGCCTGGTTTAACAGCGATTGGTGATCCGTCATTGATTTTTTTAGAACGAACGATTGTCCAACCAAGAACTTCACCAAATGCACCAGAAACAAGAATATTATCTCCAAGTTCAGAAGCACGGGTCCAGTTAACGCCAGCTGCTTGGCGCAAAGTTGCAGCATCTTTATATGAAACAAAAAGTACTCCTTGAGTAAATCCTTGTTCTTCGAGCGCATCAGGAGCTTCAACAAATGTATTTTCTAATTTGTCAATCAAATCAAGGTTAACATCGGCTACTACAGTAAGGGGTGCAGTACCAGCAACTGCTACAATTTCATTATCTACAGCCGATGCAATGGCCATACGGATTTGACGTTGAATTTCCCCAACTGGATCACCATAACCTGAAAGCACCGCTTCATCAGTAATAGCCATCCCTTTAGCAACTTTTTTGATTGTGGCAGTTTGAGTTGCAGTTTGTAATTCGTCCATTTGAATCGCAGCACCTTCGGCAACGACTTTAGCGTCACCAGAGTATTTAAATTTAGGCAATGTAATTGTTGAACCTGGTTGACCGGCAAGTGTTGTGTCGATTGGAGCAATTCCTGAGAACTTAATAGCTTTAGGCAATTGAGCAGCTACCATTTGTCCCATGACTTCGGGATCAACTTGTGAGTTCAAGAACGTTACTACATCGCCAGCAAAACGTTGCAAGTTGAATTTTAGTTTTTTGTTTTTCATGTTTTTTCTCCTTATTTTGTAGCCTGTTCATAGGCTTTTGGATTTGTTTTTTTCAGTGCCAGCGCTTCTTCATAAGTTAAAGTTGAAATATCAACTGGTTTCCCTGGTGTGGCACCTCCACCAAGAGGAGTATCAACAGAAGCTTTGAGTTTTTCATTAACTGCTGCTTCTACGGCTTTATCCCATTCAGCTTTGAAAGACTTGACATCTTTAATAGCTTCCTCAGCAGTATTCCCTTGAATACGAGCAGCGAAAGCACTTGGAATACCGATTTCTTGAAGTTGTTTTCCTTTTTCTACAAGCAACTGTTCTTGACGAAAGGCGGCTTTTTCTTGTTCAAATTCATCTTTTTCTTTTTGAATCAGCGCTTGTTGGCGTTCTTCTTCCGAAAGTTTGGCAAGGCGAGCAGCCTCGTTTTTTTCTTCTTCAAGTTTTTCTTGCCAACGAGAATGACGAGCGTTAACAATAGAGTCAATCTCAGTATTATCTTTAAGACCAAACTTTTCTTTGATTGCTGCAACTTGTTCATCGGTCAGATTATCAGCATTGAATTCAGGAGGAGTTTCTTGGCCAGTTCCTGCTCCACCCTCATCGCCTTTTTGACCCTCAGCAAATTGTTGTAAGTTGAGTTTGAGTAAACTGTTTCCGCATAATGTTGCGATTTTCATGTTATTAATCCTTTCCAATTGCTTTTTAAGTGGTTCAATGCTTGCACTTCCGAAGCTTTTAAAGTCTTCACGCTTGGACATAAGAAAAACCCATGGAATACCAAGGGTTTAAAATTTATTTATCAATGTTTTTTACATCAACATACATTGTTAGTTTTAATTGGGATATTTCATTAGCCCCTGAAACCAATTCAAAACCTGTCACGCCTTTTAATGGTTCGCCATTGAGGCATAATCCTTTACCCTGTTCAAAACTTAAAACATCAAACTTCATTTTTACCTCCTTTGAGCATAAGAAAAGCGCCTGTCAGTGACAAACGCTTTGTGTTTTTAAGTAGTTGTTATTTCACGCATAACTGCGAGATATTAGATCACCTCATTTGCTACTTTTTAATTCAATATCTGGATGCATTGATTTTAATTTATCCATCCATTCGTTGTAAGTTGTGCTTCCTTTAATATCAAATGTTTTACCAGTAATAGGGTCAAGTGCCTTGCGTACTATGTTATTTAGTCGCTCTGAATACATTGAAGCAACTGAACGACACCAAGGATGAAAAGGTGGATATGTACCTTCTGCACCATTTACAACTGCTTCAGATATTGGAAATATCTTATGGTCTTTATGACGACAAATTTGCGATGTTCTCAAATCTAAGATAGCAATGATTTGATACTTCTCAACGCCATTGTTTTGCCACGATTTGAGCTTTGCTTGGTTCGCCATATAATTCGCTTCAGTACGAATCAAACGCTTAGCAACGTTAATTGAGCGGTCAAATTCACCAGCAATAGCCTTTGCCATTTGAAATTCACTCATTCCAGTTAAAGCTTCAACCGTGAAGAGCTGCTCTAATCGTTTGGCTAAGGCTTCAGTATCTCCCCATAATCTTTTAGAGTAATTACTTCCTAGCCAGTGACTGTCAAGTATGTTTTCCACAGATTTAGTAGATAGTTCTTTGAACTTATAGTCTTTTTTATTCCAGACTTCTTTAACAATACCATTCTTAGCATTTTCTTGAGATTCACGAATAATCGTTTCAGCGGCAGTTTCTTTGTAAGCTTCATCTATCGTATCAACATAAAAAGATGTCTGCTTATCAAGCTGAACATCTGCAATTTGCTTTGATACAAGATAAGACTTTGCTTTTAGATCTTCTGCACGAGTAATTCTTGATTTAATCGCTAGTCCTGTGAGCCGCTTTTTAGCTTCTCTTTGCAAGTCAGGATTACTGATATCTTTAGCTAATCTTCTAAGCTCAACTAATTCAGAAACAGGAACAGTTTCATTGAGCATTCTTTTTGCTTCATCATCTGTCAGTTCCGTTTGCTGCTTAGCTCTACTAAATAATTTAGCAATCTGTTTTGTTAAATATGATTGAGCTTGTTTGTATGCCTGTGCTACGACTTCCTCAAGCTGTTTAGCACCGTCATTTACTTTCTTTTCGGCTTTAATCGCTCTTTTTTGCCAGTAGTCAGACATTCTTTTTACTCCTCTACTATTACATGTTCAGGGTATTGTTCAGCAATTGACTTTATTCCATCATAAAGTATCTTAAGACTTGCTAGTTCTTTATCCGTTGGATCAAGTATAAAATATCCTTCATCACGCTCAAAAGTCTTACCAAAGGATAACAATGCATTGGTAACTGTGATATATAAGGCAGAAACCCCAGCACATACAATATCATTACCAATATTTGCAAAGCCTGCATGGCCTGTCACTTGATACCAATAAATTTGGTTATTCTTTTTCTTGAACTTTGCCCGAATCATTTGACTCCTCTTCGTCTTCTTCCAGATTGCTATGACTATCTTCTGCTTGAACTCCTAGAGTTTTCTGATTCATTTTGATAGCATCCTCTTTTTCCTCTTGTAACTGTTCAAGAACTTCATCGACATTATCAATATCTGGAAGCCATGAAAGCAAGACTTTAAGAGGTAGAATTCCTGCTTGGTGTGCCTGAACGATTTGATTAATAATATCAGTTGTATTGATTGGTAAATTAGGTTTGAGATTGATCTTAATACCATCAATATCAACATTGTTATTGCTTATTTCTAAATAATTGGCAAAGAGAATCAAACGTTGTCTTAGACCTTTTATCATATACCGCTCTTTAACTGACATAAGCTGTAGCAATCCAAAAAGCTTATACTTCATTGCCTCGCCTGAAACGTTTCCTGAGAAGTTTTTATCATTCATATTAGGCACATAAGTCACTTTATGAATATCTTCAAGTAATGCATCACGTAACACAGCTACCGAACTTTCATCCATTTGTTTAGTAAGATAACTAGCATCTGCTTCACCAGGTTTAAATGATGTCTGCATTATCTTTTCTTTTGCTAACCTAGCACCATCACCATCCTGTAAGGTAAACCCACGGATAAAAAGGATTGCATCAACAAAGGCTTCTTTATCATTCAAACGGTCAGATTGTAAAAGGTTGTATGCATCAATCAATGAAATTGCTTGCTCAAAATCCCCTTGTCGTTCTTCGTTGTTACGATATTCAATAACTGGTACTGATTTAAAATAATGTGGTAGTGCTTTAATAAATTGATAACCTCCGAAACCAATTGATGCAGCTCTATATGTCATCACCCAATTATCGTTATAATATTTGACTAGATAGTGGTCAATAGCTCCTTGCAAGTTATATACCTTTTGATAATGGACTGCAAATAAAGGATTTGCATCAATCGTATCATCTGTAACAAGAAAGATTCCCCTTGGATCAATACATTTAATATCAGCAAATGTTTTACCTGTTTGTTTATCTTCATTTAAATAAATCAGCTCGTAGCCGATACCAAATACTGACAAATCTTTTTCAAGTTCAGTATCATGAGAGACAATATCAACTTTTGTATAAGCGTCAAGAATAGATTGAATGTCATCGCTACTTGTATAAGCAACTGGGTTCCCTACCATAAAACCAACATTCATATCAGTCACATACTTTGCGTGATTGATAACAACTTTATTGTTAGGAATTGCATCATTATCTTTTGTTCGCTTTAAAATATCTTGTTTGCCGTCATAATAATCGGATAGTTTGTCTAATCTCCCTATAGTACTTAAATGTTGAGAGATACAATAATTTAGCAGCTCTGGAGTAGGACTATTTAAATTTTCTGCCATCTCTCTATTTATTTTAATTGCCATATTTCTCCTTTAGTAAAGACCAAATTGTACTTTGCTCACAATTTCAGCGGTCTTGCCATTTGTTACCTCGTTGGTGTAAATTGCATATCGCAAAGAGTCAAGTACATCATCAAAAAGTTTTATTGGTTCTCCCTTTTTTTCATCCCAAACATATTGATAAATCTCATTCGGGAATTTCTCGACTTTATCTCTACAAATAAATAACTTATCTTTCTTAAACCTACGAGCAACAGCCTCAACACCAGTTAAACGTGCTTTGTCTCCATTAAACGCTTCAATGTGTTCTCGTTTGAATGCATTGATATGCTCAGGACGAGCTGAGTCACAGTAAAAAGGAATTCTTGAGCCATAACGCTCTTGAATGCTTTTAGCTACATCTATCCAATATGGTATCTCTTCATGTTGTTTTGCGTGCTCTTCTATTAAATAAGCTGTTCCATCGTCCGTTTCTCCGATAACAACAATTGAACCCCAGTGTTCATACCCCCAGTCAACACCGCAATAGAATGTTGATAGTTTAGGTAAGTCTTTGGATTGTATATAATGTTTGTTGCTATCGAAGTCTTGATAAACCACACCGTCAGCAGATACCCAAAGTCCTTTTATATCACGGTCATAAAACATACCGCTTGGCGTTGCTGCCTTGATATTTTCACGGTATCTCTCAGATAAGAAAGTATTATCATCTAATTCAAAATGAAAAGCCTTAACATTTTCGTTAGGCTTATCTATATATTCTTTCTCTAACCAATGCTCAGGATTATCAGGGTTAGTATCTGCTAGAATTCTTGCACCATTACCTGAACAACGAGAAACAATTTCAGCAAATACTTCCTGTTTCGCTAGAGAAGCTTCATTGACATAAGCACCATAAGCAGTCATACCGCGAATAGCACCAACTCCACCGATATTTCCGGTGTATGCTTGAACTACTTTTACACCAAATAATTTAAAGTTGTTATGCTTATCAAACTTAGGCTCTATATTGTACATATTATAAAGCTCTTGGAGGATGTTCTTGTTTATTGTATTTGATGAAACACCAGCCAAGATATACATAGGCTCTTTAACACCCTCTTCATCAGCTATTTTACGAACACGCCTTAATTCAAACAAGAACAAATCATTATTCATTTTTGTTTTACCTGAACGCTTAGCACCATGAAGTAAAGCAATGAACCAATCTTTATTTACTGTTTGCTTTAAAACATCGATTTGTTTTTTGCTATAAATATCACTTATCATCTATAACCTCACTAATCTTACCAAGCAATTCATCCAATTTTTCTTCAGTTGATTTATCAGTTGCAGATTGTATCATTGCAGCTTTGAATTCAGCAATATCAGCTTCTGCAGTAAGTTTGCGAAGAGTTTGTTCAAGTAATTTATCATTACCAGGATAACGTTTAAGAAGTTCCTTCATTGCTTGTATTTGCGTTTTGAAATCAGGAGGTTTTTCAACTTCCGCATATCCGTCTGCACTTGCTACAACAACTGTCTCTGTAATCTCGGCTTTAGCAATCAAGGTGAGCCTTTCAAGTATTTCTTGAGCACCCATAATACGCTCAGAAGCCATCTTTGTGATTTGCTTATCAATGTATTTTTTTATGCCAACATTTGCCAACAATTTGTATGCACTCGCTCTAGCATAATTCTTTGAATATCCAGCTTTAATAGCTGCTTCTTCAGCACTTCCTAACTCAATATAATAGTCAGCAAAATCTTGCTGTTTCTTGGTAAGTTTCATACCTCCCTCCTATCTTATTTGTGAATCCAACAATAAAAGGCTGCCCATTGGACAACCTGTAATAAAATATAATAGCAAGTCAGGGAGTCGAACCCTGAGCGCCTACGTTTCCGTACCGTGCTTGCTACGCTGTAAGCCCTTGACTCCTAGAAAGTCTGTGGATTAGTCAGCAAAGTCTATGACGAGATAGACAACATTAAATAACCCCGTTGTGAATATAACGACAATCACTGTACAGTCGCAAGTTACCAAGCTGTTTTTATGGATTCAAACCAAGGGAATATTATTATCAACCCATTATGTGACTGAGTGAGATTCGAACTCACGCCTCTGCATTGAAAGTGCAGTGTCTTAACCCCTTGACCATGCAGCCACTAATATGAAGCAAATTCAACCTTACTTTTCCGAAATTTGTGCTTTTGTCTTTTACTTCATAATACAAGTATATCAGCAAAAACAAGGGTTGAGGTGCCATTTTTAGGCAATTTCGTGCCAATTTTTGTCCAAAAATATGCCCTAAAAACAGTGTTGCATTTGTCGGTAAATATCATTTCTAAATTTATAGAATATCGTCTTAGCTTTTTTCAAGCCAATATCTTCAATTCCTTCGATATCTAAATATTGCATTACTTGGTACCAGTACAAGCCAGCATAACCACTATATTTTAGTTCAATAACTCTTTTTTCATCAGGAATCAAAGGCTTAAACCAAAAGTCTAATATCTCTAATTGCTCCTTAAGTTTAAGGTATTCTTCGTCACTCTCAAGCTTTTCTTGATTTATTACATGACTCAATTGTTCGGAACCACCAGAATACGCTGTACGAATGCCTAAGTTATCTACTTTTTGTTTATAAAGATATCTGCTTTCAATTGATTTTATTCTGGCTTCAAGTCTGCCATTAACGTAATCTCCAATAATTCTATCTAACTTATCTGCCATTAATCAAATTCTCCTTTTGTGGTATAATTAAGTTAGAAAACTTCTTGCCGAAGCCCGTTCCCAGCGGGCTTTTTTATTTTTATGCAAAACCAAGACATTTTAAAATCCAGCCTATAACCAAGCATGATATTCCAAATAAGAGTACATAGTATTTTGTTTTTTCGTATAAATAAGTAACTCCACGAGTAATTTGTTTATAAATAGTTCTATCAAAAGCTTTGACAGCTTTATATACTATCTCTGATATCTTTAGACGCAATCTTTACTAATTCCTTTCCTAAAATCATTAAGTCTCTTGGCAAAAGCTCATTGCTATACAACTCTGAAGCTATCATTTTAGCTTGCTCTTTAAGCACAGCTTCTTTGGCTATTTGTTGTAACCTGCTGAGATCGTCATCTAGCATTTTCTCCTCCAGTTGAGTTTAGTGAGTTCCTAGCTCGGTATGTGATATAATATAATTGACCAAAAATATTTAAAAATATTATAATAAGTTGTAAATTCTCACGCTCGAACCTGGTCAGTTCGGGCTTTTTTTATTCAATAAAGTCTTCTTTATCTTCTCCTATTTAAAATAATGCAAATATTTATGATGATTGCTAGTAACGAAAGTATGAATGATATCATATTTATAATCAGAATCATTCCACAACCTCCTCGATATAGGCAACTTTGAAAGCTCCGTTGTCAGCAGTGTACCAACCTGCGTTGCTTTCGAGTTCTTGTATTACTTCAGCATAATTATTAGCTTCAACTATATCCATTACAACCTTAGGTTTTCCGTATTTGTTGATAAATTCAGCACTATATAACTCAAATCTTTTCATCTCCACCTCAATCCATATGTTTATCAAGCCATTTTTCGATTAATCTTTTGTTTTTGCCCAAAATCTCATCGCAGAGCGTATTAATCTTAACTATTAATTTTCGCTGTTTCTCAAGCATATCCATGCAATCATTTGCAAATTTCCATAACACAACATTTACGATTACAGATGAGATTAAAGCTCCTACTAAAATTGCTATAGTATAATCCATCATTCCTCCCCTCGCACGTTCTCAGACTCGTCAAGGTCTGAGCGGTTGATGACAAACGGATTTCCCGATGCACTATATGAAGCAATAACTGTTTTACCGCATCTTTCACATTTTTCTACATACTTTGGATAATCTCCACCGCTTATTAGCTTAATAATTTTGTACTTATGCCCGAAAAGCTTACACATTAGTTTCATTATCCAACTCCTATCAATTTCAAAATCAGAGCAATCCATACTATTAATTCAACTACAATATAAATGCTCGCATCTATTGGCTTTATTATTCTTGGTTTGCCAATGTTATAAATTACCATTCCTGCTCCTATAACATCACCTATCAGGAATACCCATAAAATTATATTAATCATTGGTTGTCCTCGCTTTCTTCCCATTCCCATGGTTCATATTTTTGCAAGGTGATATTCCACTCACATTTTTCGCAACGCAACTCACCGTTCTGGTATTTTTCAACTCTGTGTCTATTACATATTGGGCAATCCATGTCTATATATCCGAGTAGTTCTCCTTTTAGATCAAGATTACTTTTCATTCAATCCCTCCTCACCAATCACACTTTTATGATCAGCGTTAGTATTTTGTCTGTCATAATTTTTCTTTTAGTCTCCATTATTGTTTTGAATGTCTAATTAATTTAAATTCATGGTATAATCTCTTTATTAATATTTGGAGGACTTCCCCTTGAAGCAACTTTTTACTGCTCGTATGAGTAAGCCAGCTGTTCCTATTTCTTTAGTGTTACTTGCACTTGGATTCTCAGCACTAATTTATGAAATACCATTCATTGCTCCATTCTCATTGGCCATTGCTGGATTTATAAGTCTTTACATCCTATTTGGAAAAGAGGGTATAACGTACACTTTTTCCAAACCTAAAAAACTAACGAGTACTTTTTTCTTAGGATTAATTGCATCATATGCCTTCGCCCTAACTGGATTATATTTTGTTACTAAAGTTCTCCATAGCAACCCTCATGATAACCCTCTTGCACAAAATTTTGATCTATTAGAACTTTTAAAAACAGTTCCTATGCTTTTGGGAGAAGAACTAATTACCATCGTGCTTCTCCTTATAATAGTAAATATCATGGGCGGAACACGTAAAGCTCTTGCAGTAGGCGTCATAGCGTCGGCAATAATTTTTGGTCTATTACATTTGTCTACATATGATTGGAACTTTGCACAAGTTTTGCTAGTAATTTCTCTCGCTAGAATCCCTTTTACAATCGCTTCATTACGGAGTGATTCAATATACTCTGGTTACCTTATTCACATCGCTTATGATTGGATAGCATTCTTAAGTTACATGTTGACACATCACTAAACAATTGAGGTAAGAATACTTACCTCTTTTTTCATCCCTCCACCACTCTCACTAAATCAACTCCGAGGGCTTTGCCTGCGAGGTAGGCATAAATGATAGGCATATATTCATCTTGCTCATGATTGAACCACTGATAAAATTCTTGTTGCCCCCACTTAAATAATGTATCTAAATCTGTCTTATCCGCTTGTTCTGCAATGCTTTGAGGAATCGTGAGCTGGGGTTGAACTGTACCACCATTGCTAATTATTTTTCTTACAAATTCAAGTAACACAGTAGCTTCTTTATGATTAAATCCTTTACCATTTTCAACTTTTGTTTCTAATTCTTTAAGGTCAATTATCCACGTTTCACTCATCGCCGCTCCCTTCAAGTTCTTCTTTCTTTAAATTACTCTGCTCGAAGACAAAATTGATCATACGTAGTACAGAACCTCTACTATATTGCAGATGCATTGGATTTGTATATAAGTCTTCTAATAATTGTTGTGGCGTTGCCATATCTTCGCAGGCATCTTTAACACTCATCATCCCCTCCAATAGCTGCGAGTGCATCAAATGCTATTCCGTCAATTCCTTCTAAAAGTAATGCAGTATTTGCATCTAAATCATAAATTTGATTATGCTCTTCGATATTTGCTCTGATTTCTGTCAGTGCTTTAACCTTGCTGTTAAGCTGTTCTTGGAGTTTTTCAACCGAAAGTTTGTCAGTGGTGATAGGGTCATCTGACAGTGTAAATATCCCATGATATTTTTCAGAGTTCTCTAAAATTTGTCCAACTTCTGCCCGAAATTTATCACTAACCATTGGTGCCCCAAATGCAATTGCAATTGATTCGAGTGTATTTTCTTCGTTGGATAATTCAATTTTTGCTGTTTCAGTCATATCAAAGCTCCTCATTCAATACTAGGTCCACAATGCCATCAGTATGAACCGCTTGGCAGATTCCCCAAGAAGAATCTTCTCCTGAAACCACAACCAATGCATCCTGTGGCATTTTTTCAAGTTCTTCAATCATTTGTGCTACTGTTAAATTTTTCATTTTATTCTCTCCATTTTAAATACTGGCTTAGTTTCATATTTTTTATAAATATTTTTCCGTCTAATTTCATATTCTTTTTCCAAAGCTTTAAGCTCATCTTCTAAAAGCTTATGCTCTTTGTGAATCATCCATTTACCACAGCCCGAACACCTCGCATCATCAATCCAAGCTGTTGGTTGCCTGCTACTATTACCACAATATGGACAGGTTATATCTTTGTAGCAAGGGTCGCTCATTCTCCGTCCTCCACAGGCACAAGCTCAATCTCATATACTATAGCTTCATGTTCTGTTTGCTTGATTATGTTTTTCTTAAATTCTTCAGCTTCAGTCCTTGTACCAAAAGTTTTAAAAAAGAACACTTTTCCTTTCTCAAATACTTTTACAGCGTATCTCATTCCGCTACCTCAATCTGTTCATAGCTCCCAGTTTCCATGCTGTCGATTTCTTGCTGGGTGAAATATAATTTGTACGAAGTTTGTTCTTTTCTGGTAAGCCATTTTTCAGTAACTTCAACATACAAACCGCTACTAGCTCTTGCTAAACATATTGCCAAACAATCGCCTGTCAGCTTATTTTTCAAATAGAACAGCTGCGGTTTTTCGACTGTGTAGCCGTCTAGCCATGCACGAGCGAAATCTTCTGCATTATCATCTTTCCAATGAATTGCTTTTTCATTCCCCTCTCCAAAGGAATCGTGAGTACTACACATTAAACCGAATTGGATGCCATGTCCTTTTTCTTTCAATTCTGATATATAATCCGCCACACGCTCAGGCACGACTGGCAGGGCTTGCTGTTGGTCTGTTTCATACTTTTCAAAAAATGCAATTCTGTTTTTTTCAAATGCTTCAGCATCTACTTGTCCAATTAATACTTTCCCTGATAATTCAATCAAGTAGTTAAATTCTTCTTCAAACTTAGTCATTTTTCGTGTCCTCGCTTTTTTCATCTTCACAAGTGAAGCAAATATAATGTCCATCATCTAAAATCTTATCAACGACTGAACTTTCAGCTGTAAACAAGAAACTTTCTTTACATTTTTCGCATGTTACAGTTATTTTTTTAATCATTTTTCGTGTCCTCCAATACAGCGATTAGTTCTCTAGTATTGTCTATTTCAAGAATCTTAACTTTACGATATAGGAATACCGGGCTAAATACCTCAACATCCTCGCCATAATTAAATTGAATTAAAGTATTCCCGATAGTATCTTTTAAAATCACCGCGGTGTGATCTGAAATTGTTTTTAGTAAACTTTCAACTGTCATTTAGCTTTCCTCAAGTTCTTCCATTTTTTCATCAAATTTCCGTCTAGTAATATTTGATATTTCACCAGTTTCAATTGAAGTGAATATCCAATCCAAAAACTTAGTCATTGATACTTCGTTATATGTTACAGATTCACCTTCAGCGAACTCAACTTCAATATAGTCAACCCATTCTTCACCACCCCAACATGTAGGGCAAGTTGGAGAGACATCAACACTTCCACCTTCTATTGAAGTTATTATGCAGTCATTTAATTTTAGTTTCATTCTTATCTCCTAACTCTTGAATCCTTTTATGGAAATCTTCCTGCATTTCCTGGTTAAATTTATTCTGGCTGTCTAATTCAAATTCTTTTTTGGTTTGCTCACTCGATATATTTTGACTAGCAAGCTTGCTGATTCGCCTGACTTCATTTCTTGTATCGTAATATCCCATATTTAACACCTCATATTTTAGCTTTTAAGCGCTTTTAGATTGTTCGTGATAAAATTATCCATGAAATGGTTTAAGCGCTCAATGTAACCGTATTTTTCATGAATTAATGCTATTCAAATACAACTAATGATTCTGTCAGTTGCCTATCCATAAAATTAAACAGTTGATTCCAAGTCATATCTTTTCCGTTGTTGAAAACAGATTTAATATCTCGATAAATTTCAACCAGTTCATGGCTTCCTTTAGTCCGAACTGCGATATAAACCGAATTACTTCCATAACCGTCATATCTTGCTTTCTTAGCTAAGTTAAACAATTTAACAGTTGGTATGATTCTGAATGCTGTCATTCAAACCTCCTCGATATCAACTTCAAGACGATAAGCTTTTGTTCCAGAAAGTCCGCCATATTGATATTTTGTAAATTTAACTACTTCGTGATTATCATCTGACCAAAGCCCTGATTCTGTAAAGCCGTCCATAATCGCTTTTAAGGTCGGTTGTAAGTTGTCTGGGTCACTTCTTCGTTTGGTTGGTGTAAAGACTGTCAGCGTAACGCTACAAGTTCGTGTGCTATCAAATAACGGTAACTTCTCTAAGCTGTTTAGTGGATTTCGTACTTGATTAAAAGTAATTCTCTTTAATTCTTGGATTACTTTCGCTTTTTGGTGGAAATGCATCCTGTCATTAGAATTCAAAATCAATTTTTTACTTTTTGGAACATCTTTTGACTTACTGATAGCCCGATATAATTCAAATTCAAATTTCACTTTTTTCTCCGTATATCATTATTTCGGTTGCTGCTTCTTTGCTGATTTTCTTAACTGATGCAATAAAAGTCACTGGGTTCATCACGATTTCTTTTTCATGGGCCCATTTGACGTATCTTACAAACTGCTGATAAGTTACTCCTGGAACAAAACTCAAGTAATATTCCGAAAGTTCTTCATCAAATGCACTTTTAGGGATTTCCCAAGCCATTTATTAAAGCCTCCACTTCTTCATCGGTCATATATTCCCTATCCTTTTTAGTTTGAGGATTAGACCATTCAGGAGCACCTTTTACAACTTTGTTACTTCTAAATCCTTGAATAGGTGTTAAATCGTAGTCATCTTCCCAACCCTTACCGTTAAACCATGTGCTGCCATGTTTTATATAGTTTTGTTGGGTATTTTTAACTTTTATTTCTTCCAAATAGTTTTCAAGACCCGTTTTAATCTCTCCGTCTGTCGTTCCGGATTTTACAGCTCTTTTATAAGCTAATAGAGCTTTCGGTTTTCCTTTTTTGTTAGGATATATTTTCCAAAGATTATTAAATCTAGTTTCTAAATCAGACTCTTTATCGGACTTGTCCGATATATTATTATTTGATTTATTAATTGATTTATTAGTTGATATATTATCTTTTAGATTTTTCCCAATACCCTCTTTGGTTTTTTCACTAGGGGTATTTAGATTTTTCCCAATACCCCCATTAGATAAATCTAAATAGGGGTAAATATATCTTTTTTTGACTTCTTTACCTTCGAATTCATACTCCATTTTTATATAGCCTTTTTCTTGTAACTTTTTCAAAGTCGTTGAAACGGTCCAAGTTGTTTTGCCATATCTTTTAGCAAGATAAGCATTTGAAGGAAAGATACTGCCAAAAGAATTAGCCATCGTGTATATTTCACTAAAAAGAAGTTTTTCAAAATCATTTAAATCATCAGCTTCAATAATTGGCACTGGTATTTGGTTAAAAAACTTTGTACTTTGTTCCATCATTTAGACCACCTTAGATTTCCAACATAATTATTTGATTTGTTACCATCAATATGTTTAACGTTTGGCAGTCCTTCAGGGTTTGGAATAAATGCCTGTGCTACCAATTGATGGATAAATGGCATTACTCGTTTTCCGTTATCGAGTGTAAAACCATATCTTGGCCGCTGGTCTGATGTGGTATTTATTTTTACTTTCTTGCGAATATTGTCACTTATAATTTGTCTCATATTTCCGTGACTGCTGATCTCATATTCGCCTACTGGAATACCAACAATTTTTGGAGAGTTAATAAACTCAATTTTTTTCCACGTTTCAAATTCCATGTGTTCTTCCTTTCTTCTATATTTATTGCAAGTTTTATTTTTAAAATTAAAGGCTGGGGGATGTTGCGCATTTCCTATCCCCTCGAATTTAAGCATTTGTTACGCACGCTGCACCTGGTTATTAATTAAAATGGTAGGTCATCATCTGAAATTTCCATTGGATTACTTCCAAATGAATCGTTATTTTGTGGTTTTGCAGCTGGATTACCAACCCGTTCACCATTTGCTTGATTACTTTTTTCTAGTACTTGGAAATTACTTGCGACAACCTCCGTAATATAAACACGTTGCCCTTGTTGGTTCTCATAGTTTCGAGTTTGGATATTCCCAATAACTCCAATTAATTGACCTTTATGAGTCCAATTGGCCAAGTTTTCGGCTGATTTACCCCAGATAACACAATTGATAAAGTCAGCTTCTCTTTCTCCATTAGCATTTTTAAATGCTCGATTAACTGCAAGAGTAAAAGTGGCAACTGCTTTATTTTGTGGTGTATATCTAAGTTCAGGTTCTTTAGTGATTCGCCCTACTAGAGTGACATTGTTAATCATTTTGTTCTTCCTTTTTTATATCTACGAATTTTTCGATATCATTGTATGCCTCATCAAGTGGCATTTTTAGCCAATCATTTTGTTCATCAATACTTGCCCCATAGTTTTTCCCAGCAATAATAGCCATTTTGTTAACTACAGCTTGAAGCTTTTTCTCATCAAATTCTTTTTTATCTTTACCAACAACATATAATTTAGGTGGAGTTGGTATCTCTTCTTCAGTAAAGTCAGCTTTTGTATTTTGAACCTTTGGATTCTGAGGTAAAGCCCAACTTGGAAGCTGTGGATTATTCCACCAAAAGTTCTTTCCTGCTTTTTTATCAAAAACTTTGTTCCAACCATCAGTCTTTTCAAGTGATGTTTGAGCAAAACTGGTAGGTAAGTCATATAAATATCTACCTACTCCCCATTGGACAGCAGCTCTTTTCATTGAGCCGGATAACCCACCTTTAACTGCTTCAACCTGAGTATTTTCTGCGCCATCCCATTTGGTTACCCATTCGTCTCCAAACTTAACGGATATACCACATAATGTTCCACCATCTGGAGCTGTTTTGAATTCGTTCTTCCATCCGGCAATGCCAAAAACTTCATCAAAACGTTCTTGGACTGCCCGATTATCCATATAAGCAAGAACCATAGCCCAAGGTTTCCCTTGTTTAGAAAATCCTGATTGTTGAACTCTCCAAACTACTCGGTCTGGTTGCAAAGGTTTTTGTAAGGCAAGCATTTGTTCTTCATAATCTGCCATAATTTACCTCACGCATCCCATTTAAGAGGTGCTTTTTTATCTTTATAAACAATGGACTGCTCAAGCTCCTGTTCGATTCCATCTCCAAACTTGCTCTTGAGTTTAGTTAAAGTAATTGGCTCTACACAATCCCAACCATGAGCCTTAACTAAGTCATATTTCTGTTTATTAGTCATGGTTAAAACCTTTTGTTGTGCTGCTTTGCCATAACTCAGACGATTAAATTGTTGACCTTCATCAAGCCGTTTTTTAACCTCAGTTTCACCCTTTTTATAAAGGTCAGCTATAATCTTTGCCTGAGCTAAGAATTCTGTAAGTGTGATATTATCCATATCTTTTATAGCTGATGGATTCAAGTCAACCCTTTGACCATCTCCATCTACTGGGATAAGTTGTAATTCCATAATATTCTCCGTTTCTTATTTTTGTTGAAACGTGATATAATCTAGGTATAAAATTATAAAGATTCATCACGTCTTAGTCCGCATGCCTGTGCGGGCTTTTTTATTTTGTCAGCTCAACTGCTGCTTTATATGCATTTGACCACTCAAACAACTGGGGCAACAAAGAGTCTTTGATAAATTGAACAGAAAAATCTTTTAACAGTTGTTTTTTGTAGCACTCAACGCTGTGCTCCTGAATAGTTTCTCCGTAATGCGTAACTACTTTTTCTATTAGTATCCCCAATCTGAAATACAAGCTTGTAGCATTGCAGCTTTATCAGCAGCAAGCTCTTGCTTATTCTTTTTGCGTGAAGTCATATAAAGACTTCCGTCTGGACGTTGCCAAGTTTCAAAGACTACTATTCCACGATTTTCTCGTTTGATTAAATCATGATAGATTTGTCCAACAGTCGTTGGCAACACTCGGATTTTGCGTCCGTTTATGATTGTTGTTTCCATGTAAATCTTTTCTAGCGGAGCACCGCATTTAATTTCTTTGCAATGAGTTTGATTGCTTTAATATTTTTTGTTATTAAGTCGTGTACCAGGTCAAACAGGATTTCCCCTGTATCAATTTCAACTATAAATTTATAAGTCATACAGTGCTACCTCTTACTTTTTATAACTCTTATAACGAGTAGCTTCTTTCCACTTCACAAACTCTTTAAATACTTCTTTATTAATGAAGACAAGACCGTGAGTTGGATTGAGTACACCTTTTTTAAATTCAGGCCGATCTCTCATTTCAGTGAGCCAGGCTGTTAATGTACCTTTTGATAATCCTTGCCAGACTTCCATAAGGTGTTTTTTGTCATACCATTCTGCGTCTTCTGTATTTTCGACAGGTAGATATGTTATTTTTGCGTATGGCATATTGCATCTCCTTTCTTAACGCAATTTGAAATCATCAATGATTTTAAGAATTACTTGATGCGCTTTAGGTGATTGAAGATGACCTGAAAGGATATCAATCATCACATTTTTAGCTACTCCATACTTGGCTGCTAAACTCATTTTTTCAATTCCCGTTTCTTCAATGAATGAATTAACAAGTCTTAGTCCATTGTCACTTGTTGGCATTTTATACCTCCGTATATATTTTTGTATAAGAAAAAGTTAGCATATTTGAATCTAACCCTTGACATTTGTTGTTAAATATCCTACAATAAATGCATAGTTAAAACACCTAACAAAAGCTTTATAAAACATTCTTGGCGGAGCGTTTAAAGTGCTTTTTATAGGTCTATTTGCTAACCAAAAGGCTAACTAATCTCTACAAGAAATATTATAGCATATTTCCCTACATTGTCAACAACTTTGTTGGATATTTGCCTATTTATTTTTCTTGTACCCTCTGAAAGGTTGATACAAGTGGATTTATATGAAAAAATAAAAGAGCTTGCAGCTCAAAAAAATATTTCAATTAGACAATTAGAAGAAAAACTTGGATTTGCTAACGCTACTCTTCGGCGTTGGAACAAAAACAAGCCAAGCGTAGATAAAATACAAGCAGTTGCAAAATATTTTAATGTAAGTGTGGATTATTTACTTGGAAATGAAGAATTAAAAAAGACCAATAAGCCAGTTGATTTAAAAAAAGTTATTAGTGAAAAAAAGCCTACCTCTTGGGATGACCCTAGAATAGACTGGAATGAGTGGGTATCTTTTGATGGCGAACCTATTAGTGATGATGTTAAAAAAATGTTATTTGCAATATATGGCGATAAACTAACAGACTAATCGGAGGTCTCTATGAATAAACAGGAATTGATAGGGTACCTTCTTTTAGAAATGGAAAAACAAAATATCCACATTACTTGTGATGATTGCTTTCCTAAAAATGCTATGGTTAATATCAAAAGAAAGTTGATGATTTATAATCCAACTAAAATAACCGCTTTTAAAATTGCTCATGAACTTTCTCATGTTATCAATAAAGATATATGTAGAGGTTCGGAAAACGATGCACTCAATCCTCAAGAAGTTAGAGCAAATCATGAAGCTATTCTTCTTCTATGGGAAATATTTGAAGCAAACGGGGGAAGCTACGATTATTTTAATGTGTTTGTGAACATTACTAATGCACCTTTTGAATTAGCAGAATCAATAATTCAAAATGAATATCTCGAAATTCATAAAGCCCTCAATGAAATATTCGAAGATGAAATAAAAGTTAGTATTAACAAGCAAGAAATGCATGAGTATATTGTAGATTACATTAGCTATTTTGATGTAATTGAAGCTATTAATATATATCAATTTTTAGATCGTTATCATTTGAGCCATAATTTTTATAACATGGCAGAAAAAGAATTTAAGCAGTTATTAGGTACTGATTAACATTACAATCACTAAACAATAGTAGAAGGAAAGTAAATGGCAAGTTTAAAATGTCCTAAATGTAAATCTGGCAATATTCAATTATGGTCTAATAACAATAATTTAAAAACTAAAAAAACAACTTCTCTAAATCTAAATCCTTTAAAACCCTTTACAGTATTTAATCACAAAGAAAAAGCAGTTAAAAAAAATTCTAAAGGGAAAGTAGTTGCTGCTTTGATAACTGGCGGAACTTCTTTATTGATTACTGGAACTAAGGATAACAAAGGAAAAGAATTGCACTGCAACAATTGCGGCAATTTATGGAAGTCTAAATAATTTAATTACGAGCAATATTTTGATTCTCGTTAAAAGCTAAATAGGAGAAATTTTATGAGTGCATTTATTGGATTAGTAGGTTTTTTGGCTTTCATTATAGGTTTAGTAATGCTTATAATTAGTTATTTTAAAAAGAAATCACATAAAAAACCTATGATTATACTTCTGATTGGTTTCCTATTGTTTGTTATTGGTATATCTTTTCTTGGTGACTCGAAATCAAAAGGATCTAAAAAAACAGATACTTCTACCTCTGTTTCCACCACTGAAAATAAAAAAGACGAGACTAAAGTTACTTCAAAAAGTTCTTCATCAAAACCGAAGGCTTCTTCTAAAACAGTTTCTGCAACGCCAGTAACTTTTGAAGAACTTGTAAAAGCATACCAGGCAAATGGAGCAGCTGCTGACGATAAATATAAAGGTAAAGTACTAGAGTTTCAAGGTACAGTATCAAAAGTTGCCAAAGCAGTATTTACTGGTACTGATGTAACAATCGATGCGGGTAATTTCACAGATAATCAATTTATGAACACTACTGCAACGATTAACATGCCTAATGACATTGCTAAAAAATTAACATCTGGTCAAACTTATACTTTCCAAGCAAAATTAAATGATGCTACTATCATGGATAGTGGATGGGTTCAAAATCTCAGCATGAGCAAAGGAACGATAAAATAGAATAAACTAAAAAATCCACCCTATCTTTGGACGGACCAGGGTGGATTAAATATCAGATATAGTATAAACACTTCAAACGAAGGTCTCTTACTGTACTCAATTTTAGCAAGAAAGTGAGTAAAAATCAAATGTGGATAGAAGATTTACCAAATGGGAAATACAAATATTTTGAAAGATATAGAGACCCATTAACGGAAAAATTAAAAAAGGTTTCTGTAACCCTAGATAAAAAAACACCACGAGCACAAAAAATTGCACTTAAAGAATTAACTGAAAAAATAAATAAAATACTTTCTCATAATGAAGGAAGTGATATCACATTTGTTGATTTATATGATGAATATTATAAGAACTGGTCTCCAACGGTCAAAGCCTCATCACTTCGTGGAACGACAGCAAATGATAATCGTATATTAGAGAAAATCGGTAAAAATGCAAAAGCTAGAAATGTAAATCGCCGGTTAATTCAAGATTTAGTAAATGAGATGATGGACGAGGGCTATGCCTATAGCTACTACAATGGTTTCAAGAAAAGATTTCACTCAATTCTAGATTTCGGAGTTAGGATGGGTTATCTTGAAGTAAATGAAGCCAGTTTTGTAAAAGCTCCCAAAAAAACAAAAACTTTTAATGAAGTTCAGGAAAAACGAGATAGTTATCTTGAATTAAGTGATATTAAAAAAATTCTTTCTGTTCTGAGAATAACTTCAAGAGTTGAGCATATTGCTAATTTTGTAGAATTTATGGCATATACTGGGGCTCGTTATGGAGAAACAGCTGCTCTTACAATTGATGAAATAGATTTAGAAAACGGAACAGTAACAATTAACGGCACTTATGACAGAGCGTTGAAAATAAAAACCACCCCTAAGACTGAGTTCTCTTACAGAACAATAACAATCTCAGAGAACATTAAAAATATAATACAAGAACAACTTGAGTTATTAGAACTTCATCGTTCTTTGAAGGGTAATAATTTTAATAAAGATAACTACATTTTCTTTACTGTTAATGGCGCTGCAGTTGATTTGGATACTCTCAATGTAGTTGTAAGGAGAGCTGCAGAAAAAGTTGGAATAACAAAACATATTACATCCCATATTTTTAGACATTCTCATATTGCTTTATTGGCAGAACTTGGAATACCTCTAAGTGCTGCAATGGATCGAGTGGGACACACCGACTATAAGACAACTCTTAACATCTACTCACACGTCACAAAATCTGTTAAGATTGATATTGTTAAAAAACTAAATGAGATTAAATAAAAAAATGCCTCTCAATTACAAGGGGCACTTTTTATTTACAAGGGGCATGATTAAATTTTAGGGGGCACAAACACATTTGTTAATTAATAAGTATATATCACTAATTATTTAACTTATTAATTCCTGCCCCTTTAGTGCCCCTTTTGAATTATTTTTTCACAAAAACTAATCACAAAATGTTGATATAGCAACACTTTATGATCTTACCCAATAGAACCCTCCATTGAATAAGAAATCAAGCGATTTAATTCAACAGCGTATTCCATTGGCAATTCTTTGGTAAAGGGTTCAATGAAGCCCATGACAATCATGTCAGTTGCTTCTTTTTCTGTGAGTCCACGACTCATCAAATAATAGAGTTGTTCTTCTGAAATTTTTGACACCTTCGCCTCATGTTCCAAGGCAACTTGTGAATTATGAATTTCATTGAATGGTACGGTATCTGATTTTGATAAATCATCCATCAAAATTGTGTCACATTCAATATGAGAAGCAGATTTTTTAGAATTTTTTCCAAAAGTAACTTGTCCACGGTAATTGACTGCTCCACCATTTTTGGCAATAGACTTAGAAATGATTGAACTTGAAGTATTTGGTGCGTTATGAATCATTTTAGCACCTGTGTCTTGATTTTGGTTTGCTCCAGCAAAAGCGATTGAAAGCATTGTTCCACGCGCTCCTGGTCCATTCAAATGAACGGCTGGGTATTTCATGGATACTTTTGACCCTAAGTTTCCGTCAATCCATTCAACCGTCGCATTTTTTTCTGCAGCAGCACGTTTGGTAACCAGATTATAGACGTTATCTGACCAGTTTTGAATAGTAGAGTAGCGCATATAACCACCCTCTTCAACAAAGATTTCAACCACTGCTGCATGAAGTGAACTTGCGGAGTAAGTTGGTGCAGTACATCCTTCAACGTACTGAATAGATGCCCCTTCTTCAACAATAATCAATGTCCGCTCAAACTGTCCTGATTTTTCGTTGTTAATACGGAAATAGGCTTGAATCGGAATCTCACATTTGACTCCTTTAGGAACATAAACAAATGACCCACCAGACCAAACGGCAGAATTTAAGGCTGCCAATTTGTTATCCGTTGGTGGAACGAGTTTGCTGAAATATTTTTTGAAAATTTCTGGATAGTCACGTAATCCTGAATCAGTGTCAGTGAAAATAATTCCTAATTTTTCAAATTCGTCTTTCATATTATGATAAACAACTTCTGATTCATATTGAGCAGAAGCTCCTGCCAAATATGAACGTTCCGCTTCTGGAATACCAATTTTTTCAAAAGTGTCTTTGATTTCTTGAGGAACGTCTTCCCAAGAACGCGCAGCTTTTGCTGATGGTTTTTGATAATAAACAATATCATTAAAATCAATACCAGAAAGATCTGGGCCCCATTTTGGCATGTCCAATTTTTTAAAAGCTTCAAAAGATTTCAGACGAAACTCTAACATCCACTCAGGTTCATTTTTTGTTTCAGAAATTTCGCGAATAACTTCTTCGGTCAAACCTAAACCTGTTGTGAATTCAAGTTCTGCATTATCGTGAAATCCAAATTTATATTCTTCGAGGTCTTTGACGACTTCTTGTGTACTATTTTCTGTCAT